CATCTCTACATTGATCGTTGATAATTTGACTGAGATAGGAACCATTGTCTCATTATCATCTGGACATTGGATTGATAACTCTACAGTATCACCAACAGACTTTGATCTTACTTGTAAGAATATGTACTCAACATCAAAAGAAGGTAGGTTCCAAGGATCTACCTTCTGAAATGTGCAATCACTAATTACACTCCCTATTGAATTTTGTATTGTATCATTATCTTCTGATTCATTTGCTATTAACAATGCCTTTTGTTCTTTAACTGTGAAGGGTCTATATTTGACCTCTTCATCTGTTGACGGTAACTTCAATGTATAAGTTACCGAATCCATTCTCGGTAATGCCATTATCTATCCTTTATAATTTAAATACTTTCGGGAGATTTCTCATGATATTCTTTTCTGCGGAATTTATAACTGTGTTAGCCATATTTTCAAATACCGAAGATTTCCCTCCAAGTCTTTCGTTGTCTATTGCTTCCCAATATCTAAAATTGAAACCAACAGTAACTTTTAGTATATCACCAGCTGGACCAGAAGATAATTCTGCTCCACCAACCGTCTTGGGAAACACTTCCCAACACTTCAGTCCATACCGTTTAGTATTATTCTTATCTAGTAAGAATATACTCATTGTACCTACATACTCATTATAATAGTTCATATTCCAACTATCCGTATTATAACAGGTAGTCTGCCAATTCTCAAAAAACTTTCTTTCTGCCAACTCACTACTGCATTGAAACACGACTGCTATGTCCTCTGCAAAATTAACTCCATTGACAGGTTGACGAATGGGGCCGTATACATTAGGGTCATCTACTGTTTCTAAGTTACGTCCTGGCAGGGTGACTGATTCAGCTCTCAGTTGTATGTTTGCAAGACTACCAGTACCAGAACCAGCACCGAAGGGGTTGATACCCGAAGGCATAAAGGACTTAAACACATTCGCAAGACTATTACGGCCAGTGTTACCACCCCCAAGGTTACCTGTGGGTGGAGAAATTTCTAATGCAAACCTGTTAGGTAGTGCGTATCCATCATCAGAACGAAATGCACCTAATACATCATTGAGTAGACCATAACCAGTACTTTCTATAAAACTTGCGACCATTAGATCATACTCCTAGATTCTTTCCAGACTTCTTTTGCACTTGCCTTCTTGAATCTTTGAACAGGTAAGAGTGTTGCAACAGTAAATTCATCTGCATCAATCTTACGAAATTGAGACATCGTGTGACCCTTTAGGTATTTATGGATGGTTGGACGAATTAAACCAATATTCTGTACCTTTTTATAGTCTACCATCAAACGTGTAGATTCATCAAATTTAACATTATTACTAAAATCCACCAACCTGTCCAGTAGTTTGACCCTCAAACCTATTGGGAGGTAGTGTAGGTTGATACCAAGAAACCCATCAGAGTAGTTTTCTAGGGGCAAAACTAGAGGGAAGGTATCATAATAGGGTAGAGTCTTTCTATGTTTTGGGTTATAGAAAAACATGTTCAACTTACCATAGAAAGGAGATGATGCTCTTTTACCATCTCGTATCAAGTCTTGGGCGCCAGGTTCACCAAACTCTTTTATCTTGTCTCTATACCATTGAGTAGAACGAGGTCTACCACCTTGGGCCTTCATAACTGATTGGATATACTTTGATGTCGTTGCCATATAACTATTTATACTTAATGTTAAGATGGTCTTCTGTTAATATTTTGAATTCCATATCGTTCTTCTCGCACCACTCTGTTGCAAATTTCCACTTAGCTTCATTGATCCCCCATGTCTTTACCTCATTAAACCAACGGTTAGTCTTTCTCTTGGGTTTTGCGTTTGGTGGTGAGCATTGTTTCTTGGGCTTAACCTCAATGATAAACTTCTTCAACGTACCATTAGATTGTTTTGTTTTTATATAGAAATCTGGAAAATATCTGTGGATTCTACCATCCCAAGGAGATAAATAGGGTATGATGATCTCTTCAGACCCCCATTCTAATATAGCATCCGATTCATCACAATACGCCATGAACTTACGTTCCCAAAGAGATCGGTATGTGACTCTATTAGGATCGCCCCTATATTTTTGGGGATTTCGTGGTTTATATTTTCCTTTGTAACTCATGATGCATAAATAGTTTTGTAATCCCTATAAGGATATTTAGACATGACAAATGCAGTAAGACAAGTAGTAAATGGTTTAGGTGGTGCGTTCACCAAGAGCTTGATAGGTGGCCTCGCCAAGAATGCACGGTCAATGATTAATGGGTCAGGAACCGATAATTCTCCTGGCAGTGGTATTCAAAATAAGAGTAAGTATTTCACCAACAATCTATCGTATCCTATTGATGTAGAGACGGATCCGATGCAGGGTCACTACATTCTTTTCCATATAAATGAGATTGTTCGCCCGAAAGTAAAAAGGTCACAAAAGAGTAAACATGCGGGCACCATTAAAGGTCAGGCTAATAAAGAATTTCGCACTGTTGTTGAAGGTCACCGTGGTGGTGGTGGACAAACTGTTTCGGTAGATAAAGCCGGTAGAGCAAATAGGACTCTACCAAAGGGTACTCCTGCAATCGGTGGTGCCGAATTTAGTCTATATAAAGAAGCCGGCACAGCCACAAGACTTGCAACCTCAATCGCACTATACATGCCTCCATCAGTTCAAACCTCTTATGGACTAGATTATGGAGACACTGAGATCGGTGCATTTGGGGAAGGCTTGACGAAGATGTTTGATGCCATGTCCAAAGTTTGGCAAGGAGAAAAGGGGGCGGCCGCCAAAGGTGGTGAGGCATGGGGAAATATAGAAGAAGGTGTAAAAAGGATGGCATTGACATCACTGGATGCAGTCGCACCTGGCATCAGAGCCCAAGCACAAATCAAGGCGGGTAAAATTTTCAGTGATAAGATGGAACTCTCGTTCAAGGGAGTTAATCGTAGAACTTTTAATTTTAGTTTTGTGTTCATGCCCAAGAGTGAAAAGGAAGCCAAGACTATTGAACATATAGTACACATGTTTAAGTTTCATGCACATCCCAACTATGTTGAAGGGATGAAGGGTAGACAGATGACCATACCTGATACCTTTGATATTGAATACATGTATCAAGACAAGACCAATGATTTTATCAATAAAATATCAACCTGTTTTCTAAAAGATATCAATGTGACATATGGTGGTGACAGGTTCACTGCACACCGTCCAACAAACAGTTTATCGGGTACTGGTGCGCCACCTACCAGAACTGCACTAACTCTTACTTTCCAAGAGATGGAAATTATGACTAGAAAACGAATAGATGAGGGTTTCTAAATGTATTTTTCCAAGTTTCCCCTATATGTGTATGATGGAAAGGGTGACGGACAAGAAACGGTAGTCACTAACCTCTTGAAGCGTGTTGCCGTGAGAACTAAGGTTGCATCTGAAGTCATGTTGTTTGATACATATGATGTAAAAGAAGGCGAGAGTCCAGAAAGCATTGCAGACAAGTTATATGGTAACTCAGAATATCATTGGGTTATACTTTTGTTGAACAATATAACAGACAGATATCACCAATGGCCCCTGTCCACACCACAATTTTTAGAGTTTGTATCTGATAAGTATGATGACCCTGATGCACTACATCATTATGAGATATCCCAAAGTTCTGGTGATACCACGGTAAAAATTGATGTTGGTACGAGTAATGCAGATAACCCAACCGCCTCCATAGTAACATGTATGGAGTATGAAGAATTAGAACAAGATAGGAAGAGACAAATACGATTAGTAGATTCATCCTATCTAGGACAAATAACAGATGAGTTTGAAAAACTTATAGGACAGAGTGTATTATAAATGACCGATGGAATCCAGAAAGCTGGACAGTGGGATCTTCTAGAGTGTAACTTACTAACATCCACTGGACTTAATCATAATCTACTACCGCATATCATAGGTGTAAACCTATACGAAAACATATTTCAATCATGTATGTCTGGTAGTCTCATACTACACAATTCATTTTCCCTATCAAATATAGCACGGATAATTGGTCAAGAGTTTATCACAATCAAGTTTGCGACTCCTACGATGGATGACGATAAGGCTGAACTTGATTTCACCGAAAACGTATTCCATACGAGGGGTCTTACTAAGAGAGAAGTTTTTAATGAAACCGAAGTCATAGGACTAGATTTTGTGGCTGTTGAACTCATGAGGAACCTTAGAGTAAGTGTATCTGAATCATTAGAGGGATCTGTATCTTCCATAGTATCTAAGATGTTAAAGAGAGTACAGTGTGAAAAGGATAGGTATATTGAACCATCCAATGGTAGGATAAGGTACATTGCTCCCAACATTACCCCATACGATGTTATAAGGAGAATAGCCCCCAGAGCCATTAGTGGAACAACATCTGATAAATCCCCCTCCCCCGTATACGCATTTTGGGAGTCAACTAAGGGAGTGCATTTCAGAACTATAGACAGTTGTATCGCACAAAAACCTAGATGGAGATACACTGATATTGATATGAACAGAAATCTCAATAAAGGACAACCATCAGTCCTAGATGGTCTGACTGCAATTCGTGGGTTAACACTCACTACTAACGACTCCATGATGGACATATCCACTGGAGTATTGAGTTCAACACTAATAACACACAATACACATACAAAGTCATTCATCAAGACAGAGTACAATTATCTAGATAAATTTGAAAACGAACAACACATAGGTGGTGGTCACCCCTTGTATAGCCAATCTGGTCATGCAATAGAGAAGAATGGTAGGGGAAGAATATCAGATGGATCGGGGAAGACATTTCTAAGGTCTACAGTAGAACAAGAGACTACATTCTTTGATCCATCATATACTGACACTGCTGGTAACTACAGCTATATGGGGAACAAACCAGAAACATGGTTACAAAGACGAAATTCCCAAATAAACCAATTATCCGAGGCAATAACTATTAACATAGTTGTAATGGGGAACACTGTAGTGAGTGCAGGGGATATAGTCACTGTAGACCTCCCTAAGAGACAGGTAGACAAGGTAGAGGGGGATAGAGATAAGTTTGATGCCTTTGTCCAAGGAGATTTCTTAGTAAAGGCAATCAAACACAAATTTATTGTAGCTGGTGATCACACCATGAATATAGAATTAGTAAGAGACTCCATTGCAATACAACATGATGAAATTGAAGTATCAATAGAACCAAGACCCAAAATAGGTGGTCTTGAATATAACGACATTTATGTCATAGAATCTTAGAAAGGAGCATAGCATCTCAGGTAAAGGTAGACCCAATCAATTAAAACTGAAAAGGAATGAACAAATGGCCAAGACTAAGCATAGAATCAAGAAAATGAATTTTCAATCACAGACCAGAACTTACACTCCACTTACAGAAGAACATAAATACATTATACAAAGATTGGCTAAAAGAGATGTAGAGACAGAAAATGAAAACATACACAGAATTACAAGAAGGGGTATACGACCCCAACATATTTAAAGCGTTCTTTCTCGCAGGAGGCCCCGGCAGTGGTAAGTCATTCGTTGCAAGACGTACCACTGGCGGCACAGGACTAAAAACAGTCAATTCAGATGATCAATTTGAACATCTTCTGAAGAAGGCGGGATTGTCCCTAAAGATGCCCAAGTCACAAGAGACCCCCAGAAATAAAATTAGAGACCGTGCAAAAGAAATAACGCAGGCAAAAAGGGGAAACTACCTAGATGGTAGACTAGGACTCATCATTGATGGTACTGCAAGAGACCCTAATAAGATTCTCAGACAGCATGTTCATCTTAAAGAACTAGGTTATGACACACACATGATATTTGTTAATACCTCGGTTGATGTTGCACTTCAACGTAATGCAAAGAGAGACCGTTCTGTCCCAGAAGAAATTGTAGTTAGGTCTTGGAAGGAAGTACAGGGTAACATGGGTAAATTTTCTCAGATATTCAGAAGTAACTTCATAGTAGTTGATAACAATGACGCCGGTGAGGATGTTTTTGTGAAGGTGTTCAAACAAATACAAAATAGATTACGCATCAAACCCACTAGTGGTATTGCAAAGAATTGGATCGCAATGCAGTTATCCAACAAGAAAAGATAGGAGATTGATATGTTTGATTCAAACGGAATGTTTGACAATACTGAAGTGCTTGATTTAAGACCAAAGGCTAAAACTAAGAATATGGAATTGTTCAAAGCTATCCATAGGAGTCAACATGTCCAACGCAATTTTGACCTAACTAGAGATATACCAGAAGATGATATTGCAAGTATTGTTACTGCTGCTACACAATGTCCTAGTAAACAAAATGTAGCCTTCTTCAAATTGCATGTGGTTACAGATAGAACTATTATTGAAGACATATATGATTCTTGTAGGTCACACACCAATTCCCAACCAGATAACCCTCAAGTCTTGGGTAATCTAGTATTTGTATTTGAACGGTATGAAAACTACGATAAGAAGAGCCTCAATACCAATGAAGAAATCCAAAAACAGGATGAGCAGTCTTTAAAGATTCTAGAGAAGGACAGACAGATCGCACTAGGTATTGCGGTAGGATATGTTAACCTAGTATCATCACAACTTGGTTATAGTACAGGTTGTTGCTCCTGTATTCTAGACGCACCGAAGCTAAAGTCTACCCTTGATTTAGATGATGAGCCCCTAATAGTAATGGGTATCGGATATAAGCAAGAGGGTAAGAATAGACGGGTGCATCATAATAATGAACGTAATGTCTTTACAACACGTAAGAAACAAAGAATAGAGATAGACTACACTTATCATACTCCGAATCAAGAACTTGAGGTTCTCGGTCTTTAGTGACATTTCTGCAACACTCACGTAAATAATGTCAATTCCATGACGATTTAGCTTGACTTAAGCTCTTCTATGGTTTATACTAAGGTATAAACTGAGAAAAGGAAGAGTTATGTTAGTTAGTGAATGGAAAGATGAGTTTGGTTTTGGTGTTAGTGCTGCAACGAATTGTCTAACTAAGGGAACTGTAGCACCTAAGATAGTAAGTCTTAAACCCGACACTGGATTTTGTGTGTTTGGTGCATTTGGTGAGATCCTCAATATGGGTGAACCATTTGAGACTTTTGAAGAAGCCGCCAAATGGTGTGAAACAGTCTTCTCTTGGGAAGTCAAATTCAATGGGTAAAATCATTACCCTTAAAGGACTCACAAATCACGGTAAGAACCGTATTCGTGAACACGGAGACAAATGGGAGGTCATGGAGACTACTCTGACCCCCAAACCCCCTCTACCCCCCGTAAAATCACTCAAAACAGGTGAAACCAGATGGCTGGATGAAATTAATTTTGAGTTTCGTTTGGAATCAAAGACTTAGGGAGTACGATTTCCCTTGACAAACCCCATTCTATAGTGTATACTATAGTTATAATGAGAGTTCACAACAAAGAAAGTTATATTATGAGTAAAGAATTGAGTTTAGTTGCAGACGGTTGGATGAGTAAGGGTGTACGGGTAGTATGCTGGAAACTTGGTAGCTACAAATATGAGATTGAGGTTTTCAACATGAAACTTACCTCCAAAGAAACGAAGGTAGTGATTCCCTACAATACGAGTTATGAGAAGACCATAGCTCATGTTAAAGAGATGTGTTCTGAAACTGGTGCGTGTTGTGTGTACTAATGAGTAATCTTTATCCAGTGAGAGTCAGAGAGACTAAAAAAGAAAAGAGGTTAGACCGACATTTTTGGGTTGGTTTTAACCACAAGCTGGGTGATCTTTTAATGATTTTAACTCTATTGGGTGCGCCAGTAGGGTTATGGTTCGCAATGTAATGAATGACTTATAAGGTACGATTTTACTTGACAAACCTTATTCTATAGTGTATACTAATAATATAATCAAGAGAGAGAGAAAAAATGACTGAATATGTATCTAATAGTTTCGCAATGTTTTCCGAAGAGGGAGACAAAAAAGTTGGTGAAATTGTAATGAGTGCCATTCTTGGTGAGTGTAATTGGGAATGGGTTGAAAAGAAGTTGATGGTTCTGGGATCAGAAGAAGCAACTGAAGAAGCAACTGATACTGCGGTTAGAGAAGCAGTTTGGTCTAGGTTGGAAACTGTTTATAGTGCGAAAGGAATTGCATAATGAGTAAAATGAAAAATTTCATGATGGACATGGAAGAGTTAGTTGATTGCGCCGTTATTAAGGGTGCTGAGAACTTCAAGGAAGTTGCCACCTTTGTTTTGGACAACTACAAACCTATGTCGTTTGTGGATGTTGAGTATTGTAAAAAGTATTATGAAAAGGAGATGTCGTGATTACGAGAGGTAGAAGTAAGCTTGATTCTTTGATGAAAACTTACGAAGGTGTGGAGTCTATTGCAGTCATCCATGCTGCGTTTGATGAAACACCACATGTCGTTGCGATGGTGGAAGTTTCTGCGAAATTGTCTACCTCTGCGAAATTAGAGAAGGCGTTCATGTTGACGAACTCTATTAATGACGCATGGTATAACAACAAGGAAATCACCAAAATGTTTGATGGTGAGGGTTGTCGGTCTACCAGTGTAGGTGATATGGTACTAATCGGTAAAGAGAAGTATAAATGTGATTCAAGTGGATGGAGTTTAGTATAATGAATGAGAAATTAAAAGCAATGAGGGAAGCTTCCCTCATTGAGGAAATTAAGTCAAATAGTTTGCAGATGGAACAGTTATCTGAGGACGTAAGAGGATTGATGTATGCTATACGTGATCTGACT